CACAATGGCAGCAAGTGCGTTCACTCTTGATATCTCACCTTGCGCGCTGCCTGATGCCTGACTTTGTATGTCGGCCGTATCTCTTAACTGCTGATTGAATTTCTCGTAGCTCTTTGCCGCTTCTGCAGTCTGCTTTACTAAAGCATCCTGCCGGCCGAAGATGGCATTTACGGCATTGCCAAGGCTGCCATATTTCTGCACGGCTACAGTGATGGCAGAACTTACCAATGAGAAGCCAAGCAGCAGACCGCCGGGGCCGATGAGTGACGCCCCCAATGCCTTTAACGTACCACCAAGACCTCCGGATGTCCGGCCAAGGCCTTGCAATGACTGCACAAGTGGCTCAATGTTATTTGCGATGGCTATGAAGCCAAACGGAGCATCTGATGCGACCCGGCCAAGGTTTGAGAGTGCGAGCGTGGCCTGACCGGATGAGCTGACTGTCTTCTTTACATTCTTATCGAAGTTTTCAACAGCAACAGTTGCCCTTTGCAGACCAGTCTCGAGGCCTTTAGTATCTGCACCTATATTTATTTGAAGCTGGTCGCTCATTCGCTATCCTTTGACCGCAATTTACGAAACATCTCGGCGATGTCTTCCTCACTTGGCCCAGCGACCTCATCCCCCGGCAGCTTCCACAAGTCTTCAGGTGTTGCTGGTGCCTTCTTCGGGTCTCCCCACATGCGCGCCATCATGTACATGATAAGACGAGTATTCTTGTAGTCATGCACCATCCGCTCTTCGTATCCGCGTATGATGAGCATTACCTCTCTGAAGGTTAGTGATGCGTAATCAGTCCGGCCTATCTCACCGGTAACATGAGCCTCTAACTTGTCCCACCCTTCCTCTGTCGTAAGGTCGAACTTTTTTTTTGCTCTTTCTCATCTGACGCTGTTACATTACCGCTCACAAGCTTGGAAGAATAGAGGCACTTGACAATGTCGGTAAATATCTCCGGTGTGCTAATGTTATCATCGACAAACTCAACCACATCCTCAAAAGTAAAGTCCGGGTCTTCCTGCTTGATGTAACAGTTATTGAACAGCCCCCAATACACTATAATGGGGATTAGCGCTAAATCAAGCGTCTCACCGAGCGCTTTTCCGTTCTTTTCACTGTATAATGTAATTTGCCGAATGGCAATAGTGCCGAACTTCAGACCGCGCTTACGGCCAAGTATCTCGGCTTGCATGTATCCATTCATGTATGCTGACTTTTGTGTGTGAAAATAAGAAGCCCCGGCAGCATGCGCAGTTCTGCGAGATGCGTGCCGGGGACTGTTAAAGGTTAGGCAGTGATATCAAGAGTGCCAGTGCTCTGAATGGTGCCGGAGAAATTGATATAAGAACCGCCAGCAGCATCTTGGTTCAGTGTCAAGTCAGTGAAAAACGCATCACACTGATGGTAGTAGAGCGTTCCAACAGATGCACCGGTGACGGTCGGATTTTGGAAGCGAACTTTCACTTGAGTCTTGTTTACGATAGCTGCAAGGCAATCTTCATAAGTCGCTTGTGATGCGCTGGGAGATACCTCACAGATAGCATCGAAAGAGAAGGTGAAGCCAGGCTCTCCAATGCTCGTGAGCTTACCGCAGTTGGTCTCTTCTTCAGTGACTGATACGGTTGTGTTAACGGAAGAGGTACGCAGACACACCAGCGTCTTGTAAGTGCTGGTAGGTGCGAAATCTATTTCTACATTCTGGACACTGCCAGCAATTCCTTGTGCCATGTTAACTTATTTTTGAATGATACTTTGAGATAAAATTATGATTTTCCTGAGAATGAAGTAGGAACCGTCAGGCTCAACAAGATAGTTGACACTGCTGACGGTCGGATTAAGAAACTGAAAGTCTGTATCTTCTTGCTGTGAGTATGGGTAAGGCAGCAAAGTATTCAGCACTTCCTGACCTATGCCATCCACTGTATCATAGTCCAGTTTTTTATACTGTTTACATACAATGTCAAGCGTGACCGAGCCATCGAAGATAAAGGCATTGTTATTCCCGACCTGGGCATAGGTCATGGCATTGATATACACATACCGGTCAGGTGTGGTCTCAATTGGCAAAGCATCGTACACAGTGATGCTCTTGCCGTCATAGGTCAAGTTCGCCAGTGCCGCAGCATAAAGTTTGCGCAATGATTTGCCCGGATTCTTCATCGTTTTCTGTTCACTACTGCTCTGATGTTTGATATCAATTTACTCCGCTCTGCCACAAATGCCGGCCAAAGGTATGGCTGTGGTGCGATACCTTCACGGTAGATCTTGCGTGCTATGTTGTAAGCGTGATTCTTGTCACCCTTCTTGATGATTTTCTTCTTCATGCCCCACAGATATATTGACTCAATGAAGGCCTTAAAGTTACCGCGTGATGCTCTTCCCTGGGTGCTCTTTGCCACGCCTTCCAGCTCTGTTGGCACTTTCACTTTGCCCCTTGTGCCGAACTCTACATATGGTGCATACCACGCAGATGCGAAAAGACTATACCTCAACTTTGACTCCTTACGATTGCCGATGCTGTTACGCAGTTGGCCGAAGTTTGCCGGAGCTGCTCGCTTGGCATCACGATCCATTTTATTCAGCGATGCCTGAAGTTCCGCGTCAACCTCTGCGCTGATCTCGTTCTCAACCTTTGCAAGTTCGTTGAGCACCTTCTGAACTCCTGACAGCTTTAGATTCATATCGGCACTCTTCTGCTATATTGTGTCGCTAACATCGGAAATTCTACGAGATTCGCCCCTTCATTTGACAAGTCTATGCCTCTGTTCTGATAGGTATAGGCCGTGATGGCAAGGATATCATTCTTTGCATCTTCCGGGATGGTGGTGAAGCCGTAGGTCAAATAAATGTCATAGATGCCGCTGGCATACACGCGTAGCTGCGATCCTGCAAGATCATAATCTTTACAATCCGCTTCATTATACCCATTGACAGATTGCAGTGACTGTACTGGCCCCGGCAGCTCGTACCATTCACCAGCGGTCATCTCTATTGTGATTCTGATATATCGCGTCCCATAAGCCTTGCCGGTGTAATTCTCAAGCCATATCCGGGCATTCTTGATAAGTGACTCAATGAGCGTATCATCATCCGTGAAGTTGACCTTCATGTAAGCCTTGGCCGTTGCCACGCTGACCGGCTCGGTGGTGTAGTCTTGTAGTACCTCGGTGTCTAAAAGCAGGTTCATACTCGTCTTTTATAGTCCTCTATCGAAGAGGACATAAAGGTACGAAGTTCTGCAAGCTTGGCTTGCGGGTCAAGCTCACGGCTGCGCTTCTTGGCTGCAGTGCTCCACTTCTCGTAAATCTTTGGCTTGTCAAGCTCATTGATTTTGTCAACCCATGCGCTGATATCGTTACGGTCAAGATAGATCCCGGCCTTGCCGCAATTCTCGCGAAGACCTGGAGTGCCGGATGAGATGACCGGTATCCCGGAGCACATGGCCTCTGTGGCCGTCCTGCCCCAGCTCTCATATTTACTCGGCATGATGAGAATACGCGTTTGCCGGTAAATCTCTTTGATGTTGTTTGTCTTTGGCAGTACGGTCACGTTTGGTGGCTGGTTCACATGCTGCCCAATATCTGCCGGCTCAGAATAACTGCCCATGACCCCTATAAACTTCTTATGCGGCATGGCCTCCGCTATCTGCCGGAGGATGTGGCCGCCCTTATTTTGGTCAAGGTTAATGAGTGTGATGGCCTCGTTATACGATGGGTCAACATTGGTGTCATAGTGCCGCCAGTCCACCGGAGGAGGCACCACGATGCTGTCATGCTTGTAGCCAAGCTGCTCCTTTGCCCATTCGCTGTTATACACGATGTACTGCGGCCGGTCAGCCATGACGATGCGGCCGTAGGTAGATGTATTGTGAATGAGATGGAAGATGGGTTTCTTCATAACTTCTCCCATGCCAATAGTCCAGTCAGTGTAGTCAAGATGCGTCATCACAGCATCAGCCCACCAAAATAGCTTTTCTATGACCATCTGCTCAGGCGGAAAGACATCAATGCCATCGTACACATACATTGAGCTTATGTTGTAGTGCCGGGCTTGATGCAACAAGATCCTTACATCGCCTCCATTTGCCTGGATGTTCTTGTTTATCCAATGAGCCATGAACTCGGCGCCACATGTGTGCTGTGGTGGGTATAGGTGGATGCTGTTTAAGAGCTTCATTGCTTGGTAATTTTTACGACAAGCATCATGTAACCCATGTCATCTTTGCTGCCGTCCTTGATGACCTCAGCGCCAGGCTCCGTGATAAAGTCAGTAAAGTGCCATAGGCTCTTATGGCGCTCAAATTCGTTCCCATAAGCCGCGCCCTGCTCAATCCACACAGCAGGAGTAGATATGAGCAGGATGCCTCCTTTCTGCAAACATGAGAGGCATTGCTGTATAACAGCATGACCTTCGTCCTTGTCGAAGTGCTCAAGGACATCAGTCATCAGGATGCAGTCAAATTGCGAGGGAGTCTGCAGGAAGTGTGCAATATCTTGCACATACACCTGATCGTAGCATTGCCAAAGTGGGGAAGCATAATCCTTGAAACCTTCAACACCGACAAGATGGGTCTTGTATGGCCTGACTCCAAGGTCTAACCAATTACGCACCCCGGCACCATTAATGCCGTGCCCAATACCAAGGTCAAGGATAGATTTTGGCGAATGCATCAGTATCTGACGCATCACATCTCTGAAGGAGGAGTAGGAGCCGATGGGCATGGTGTGTGGTTGTGTGTGTAAAAGTAAAGGGAGAGGCACTTAGCCCCTCCCCTTGTTATGGTTCCAATTAGGAAGCTGATCCGTAGATCGCAGCGGTCGGCTGGAAGCTCAACAGAGCGACACGAGCCTCTGCGCGATAGGTCACTACGTTCTTCACGAAATCGTCCTGGTCGAACTCCGTGCTGCGCACTGCGAGGCCGGAAGCCTGGGCAATGGCGAAAGCATTGGTGTTCATCACATAGATCTTGCCGGAGACGATCTGAGCATGAGGAACGACCGGGATGCCGATGATGCGGGTCTCACCGTTTGCACCGATGGTGATACCACCCGGTACACTGTAAGAGCCGTTTGTCGGCTGAGTCTTCAGGATAGAAGCCCATACTGCATGCGTGGTCAGGATCAGGTTAGGCTGACCGAGGCCGAGTGCCAGGTGTTGAGCAGTGTAGTCAACAACACGCTCAGCGACCGGAGTGGCAGAAGTGCTACCGGCAGTTGCAGAAGCAGTGATGGTGCTCATGAAGCTGTTGTTCACGCGACGGTTCCAGTCCTCAAGCAGAGACTGAGAGAGATAAGCCTGAAGGAAAGGAAGGTCTTGCAGCATCTGACGAGAAACTTTGGCAAAGCCAGCGATGAACGGAACGCTGGTGTTAACCATCGTCACATCGTAGTCAACCTGGGCTTTGCTGTTGCCTTCAGTCTGCGTACCAAATGAACCTTCGCCGATGGCAGTGTTGCCGCGCGGGAAAGTCACGTTTCCGGTAGCAGTCGGGATGATGCGGAAAACATCATACAGATGCGGATTGAAGAAGCTGCGCAGAATGGGATTGTCAACATAGCTCACCTGGCTGGTGCCGGTCAGGTTGTTGCCCAAAGTCATGGTAGCAACATCTTTCATGCTGTTAAACTGACGCTCATTCTTGATGGCGTCAAAGTTCTCAGAAACGATGTCAACCAGCAGATTCTTCATTGACTTCTGACGGTCAGCGAAAGCATCGGCTTCGATGGCAGACTTGATCTTGCCATTGCTGGAGATGAGGCCGTTGACCTTCTCGCGGAGCTCGTTCAGAGTCTCGCCCTTCTTCTGTGCATCTTCGTTCAGCTGTGCAACAGTTGCTGCATGCTTGCTGTCAAGTGCTGCAACATCAGCAGCCACTTGATTCTTGATTTCGGCGATTTTGGGATCGAGCGCCGCCACGATGTCTTTAACTTCCATTTGTATTTGTTTTAGAAGTGTTTGTAAATCAAAATGTCCAAAGCATCTTTAACCGCCTTAGCTGTGTCGACCTTTGGCTCTGCTGGTTCCTGCACGGATGCCGGCACGTTACTCAAGTCCTCAACCAGTTGGTTCAGTTGTTTTATCTCTAACATGAGAAGCTCAATCGTCTCATCAGTGGCATCACTATGCTTGATGAATTTCTCAAGCCGCTTAATACGCTGCACCCGGTCATCAGCTGTCTTCAGACCGAGCAGAGGCGTGTATTCATTTGCCCCCCACGATGTTAACGAGCTTCCTTCATACAAAACTATGTCATAAATTTCATTGGCATTTTCGGCCTTCCTTTGACCCTTGATGTTGAAGCCAATGCTGTGCTCTTTCACCAGGTCAGACTCAACCATCTTGATGAAGTCCTGCCCCAGGTTGTGCTTGCCTATCTGACTCTCGTAGTAAAGGCCATAGCTATCTTCACGCAGCTCAGTGATCTTGCCCAGTGGCTGCCTTGGGTCATGGTTCAGCAAGTGCTTGATGCGACCCTTTGGTTGCCACTCTTCGATGGAACGCTTAAAGCTGCCCGGCAGGATGATGTCACCGTCAGAGTCTTTTATGTTGAAGGCTGAGAAGTAGCCAGTAACGATGCCCTTCTTCGCATCGACATCTTTGATGTCCTGGCTGAGTCTCTTATATCCGTAGATCATGCTCGTATTTTTTTCGTCAATCTGCTGCAATTTACTAATTGCCCAGTTTATGCCTGCGTCACCGCCCCAAGCGTCCCACATGATGCCGCCACATCCTTCGCTGTATGGCACATCTTTGTTCTGCTGATGACGCTTGAATGATGCCATCCGGGCAATAGTGTCGCGGCTGATGCGCTCCTTGTTTGCAAGCTGCCTGGCTCTTGTCCATCCGACCGGAGTGCCACATGATGAGCCATTCTCTTCTTTGTACTTCAGAGCACGCCTCGCATTGTTGGTGGCCGCTTGTGGGTAATCGTTATACGTCTCCTCCTTCAGCGCCTTCATGTCATCGTCATCTTCGTAGTCTTCATCTTCCTCATCCGCTTCTATGGCAAGATAAGCCCGGTATGCACGGTCAGCGGATGCGCGGGATGTGTAAACACACTCCCCATCGCCTATTCTCCATTTGCCGTTGCTGCATTGTTCTACTGGCATAGATCAGTTAGTTTCCTTAGGTTCAAAAACAATATCATTGCCTTGATCTGGCAAAGGTTTTGAGTGCTGATTTGTCATCAATATTTCATCAGGTATGCCAAAACCATCATTAAACGCCTCGCAGCCCATACCAAATTCGAATTTGTGCTTACAATTAAAACATATCAAATCTATTGCTGTGGTCATTTTTTATAGTATTTGTCTATTAATTGGCCTATAAGTTTTGCGTATTTTGAAGGATTTGACTTTAGCTTATATTCTGTAAATCCTTCAGCCATAAATTCATTTAAGTTTGTTTCTGCATATTGGCCAAGGTATATATCATTAACTACAGAATATCTATCAAAATACTTTATGCTTGGGTCTCTAAATATTTCTTGCACTTCATCTGAATAACCTTTATATATCTTTCGCAATTCAGAAAAAAACTGTTTTTGTTTATCCGAAAACATTGTGTCATTGTACTCTGTTTTTTTCTTTTTGTTTGTTATTGCTAATATATGGGCAAATTCATGCGTTACTGTAGCTATTTCTAAATTATCGTCATCTACAGCAGATTTTCCCCTTAAATCTCCAGATCCTGCTATAAATTTCCTGGAATTTGTAGAGTCAGTTTTGCTTCCAAAATTTATATTCCATAATTGTCTTTTATTAACACCAAAATCATAAGTTACTGACCCGAAAGTAGTAGCGCTTGACCTGAACTGTAGGGTAGAACCATATTCTTTGTCAATTATTTCAGGTAGATTATATTCATCAAATAGTTTAGCTGCTTGTTTTGCTCTTTTATTAAACTTTTCTTTATCAATTTCAGCTAAATCAGTATTTGATATTTTTAGTCCAGTAGTTTCTTGTATATAATTTTTTAAGTTACTAATAGTTTTTTGGTTGTTTTCTCCTACTTCAAAAACTGGTTTTTTAGGTTGCTCTATGCTTGGCTTGTCAATAATAAATAAATTATTTCTTGCTGCTGGTATGTTTACTGGATTCCTGGTTTTAGGTATTAATCGACCTTGTGCGTCTCGTTTGTTTTCAAAGCCGAGAACGCATCTGCAATTTATGGTGAAAGCTGCCGGGGCTTGTGGGTCAAGCGGACATTCAGCTATGGCCGTGATGCCATTCGTCCGGCCAAGCTGCTCAAAGTTCTCATACAGCTCCAAGACCTTACCATCAAGCTGGGAGTGGTCGTATTGGTCTTTCTCCCGGAACCTTCGGGTACGGTTGTCGATGACAGATATCCATTCCTTCGTCACCACGTAGTTCTGAAGCTTTGCCGCCTCAAGTGCTGCAAGGTTGGCAGCCCGATTGCTCTCGGTTCTCGTGATGGCCAAAGCCCTGACCGGTGATGCAATCTCTCGCTCAATCTGCTGTGCAGTCTCAAAGAAGGTGAACTGTTCGGTAGTTGCTTCCGTCAGTATGTTCAGGATGCGCTCCTTTGTGGTGGTTTCTACCAAGGTCAACAGCTCAAGAGCCTGCCGGGTCAGCATCTCGGTAATCGTCAGCAGAAAGTTAGCATTGAAGAAGCTAATCTTCTGCCCCTTCTTCAGCTCACGGTTGACCATCATGCCGAACTCGTTAGCAACTTGCTTGTGCATCTGATTGACGGCCGTCAGCAGTTGCTCATTGACAAGATTCAGCGACCGGTAGGCTTGCTGGAAGCCGACATCTTCAGCTTCACGGATGAGACGCTTTGCCTCGTCCGTCAATGCCTTCTGAACGCGCGGCAGAAACTTATCCTCGTGCTTCTTGAGCAGTTGGTGCCAACGTCTCCAGTATGATCTTCTTTGCTTCGATGTCATTGATGAGCCTTTGCCTATATGCTTCTCGCGCAGCATTGCGCATGTTATACTCAGTCTTGCACTTACGCTCTGTCGGTATCTTGGGGAATCTCTGGAATACCAGCACATTCACCGCCGCCAGCTCGTCTTTCGTCATAGCTGTCCAAGGTTTTCACCTGCACTCAAGTCCATCGCAGCTTGGTCAATGGGTATCATGCCCTGCGCGATGTATGCACTCTCAAAGCTGCCACCCTTTGGCTCATAGTTCATGGCTACCCTCTTCTCGTCAAAGGTCAGCCAGTCGGCAGCCTTGAGGCCGTTCACCATCTTTTCCATGTCCCTCTGCAGCTCAGGCAGGGCCATGATGTCGAAATCAATGAAGACGTTCTTGTCACCCATGCGCGGCACCAGCCATCTGTTCAGCTCATCGCGGAGCTGCGCACACATGGGTACGATGGTGTTGGTCACAAGGTCACGGAGTGCGTTCTGGTAGTTGTTGTCAGCCATGTTGTCAGCGCTGAACAGCACCACCGGCATGGAGAATACCCGGCACCATTGCTCAAGGCTAAACTTCAGCGTATCCACCAGCGCCATCTCCGAAGATGTCAGGCCAAAATTCAAGAACTCCCACGGAGTCTGAAGCATGGCCACCTGACCATACCGGTCGTTATTGTTCACCCGGTCAGCCAATGCTCTCTGCATGTTGGCCGCTGTCTTCTCGTCCACGAGTGGTATCTGATTGCCTATGGCCTTTGGCACAAGCGCACCCTTCGCCCCGCCATTGGCCATCAGCTTGGCCGCTGCCAGGCTCGCCTCTTTGCCCATCAGATAGTTATTCCAGGCGGCCTTTATCGGTGAGACCCCGCGCAAATGCACGCGTGTCACGCTGTCAAACTGCGGGTTCCAGCTCTTCCACTGAAGCACATCAGACTTTTGCAGTGCTATGTTTCCGGTCGCACTTGTCAGGTACCAGCCTGCAATGCCAAACAAGTCATTCGGGTCAGCGACAATGTCCATGAACTGCGACGGCATGATCAGAAGCTCAGTAAATTGCCCTTCATCCACGCTGCCATCATTGCCCCACATGATGCCTTCACCGGTGAGGAAGCGCATGCCAAACAGCTGTTCAAAGAACTGATCTTGCCCCTGGTAGCCGTTTGGCCGCTTGAGTAGTGTGGCCGTTGGTGAATTGTCGACGATCACGTTCTCATCATAGGCTGCTTTTCTCTCCGCAATGGCACGGTCAAGTGCACCCGGATGGCCAAGGCCTTTGGTCAGTTGTTTGTACCGCTCAAGGGAGATGCGTGCCTTTGTACCGGTTTTCTTTTCGTAAACATACCACGGAATACTTGCAGCCTTCCTGGCAAGGAAGCTCACAATGGCATAGACATCGGCATTGTCCTCGTATGCTTGGGTGTACTTCTTGCTGTCGAACTGGGTAAGTATCTGCCCCTGGTTAACTGGCACTATGCCATAGTTGGCAGTATTGGGATTGAGGCCCTTGCGTCTTAAGATTCGGTCAAGTATGCTCATAGTACTCCCCAGGTGAGCCTGGGCTGTTTTAGTTTACTAAATACGGCATATCGCATGGCATCAACCAGGTGGTCATCAAGCTTGACCGGCTCCTTGTCGATGACCTTACCATTCATGTCAGTCTTCCACTTATACTTTCTCAATTCGTTCAGAAGGTTGGTGCTGCTGGCCGTTACATACAAAGGTAACGACTTCACTTTCATGATACCGGCATACACATCCTTGTCTGCAGGCTTTACATTCAGACCGGCACGGTACAGCTCTTCGATAGTCTTGGGCTCTGCCGCATCGCAGTAAATCTCTGCCATGTGGTCAAGCACCTTGTCGGGTATGATTTCAATAAGTTCGCCGGTAGTTATACCCGACTGGTAGTAAATTTCATGCACATAAATGCACTCATCTGCCAGCGTCACGCGCACCATTGCGGTCGGATTTCGGTACCCAAAGTCAAGGCCATAGAAGACTTCGCCTTGTGGCACTGAGTCCACAATCTTGAAGTGGGTGTATATCTGCTCCTGACTTGCTCCTCTCTCACCTAAGCCAAAGACCTTCCACATCATCGGGTCTGCATCCTGGTAGCCTTCGATGACTTTCTTCTGTGGTGCCGGGAGGAAGGCATTGTCACGGTATGTGCTATGAATCTTCACCGCATCATCACTGTCAGCCATGTGGTAGCACCAGATGTCAAAGTCCGATGGATTCAGGTCAGTGATGACCTTAAAGCGTGTCCGCATGTCAAGCTGGTCAAAGAGTGCTTTGCTCAGCAGGTTGGCCTCATTGCAGAATAGCAAGTCCCGCCCCGGCCCCTTCGCCCGGTCGTGATCCTCAAGGCCAAAGAACTCAACGTAGGTACCGCTGTCAAAGTGGTAGATGTTGTCGGTCTTGTTGTGCATCGACTCATCGTACCACTCCCAGCTCTCCAGGATGTCGAAGAAGTCCCGCATGGCCCCGCGCTTCAGGTGTGGCAAGGAATGGCTTACTACGCTGATCTTCTTCTTTGGGTTGTTCGTTCCCCACCATATGAGGCACTGCATGATGCCGTAAGTCTTGCCTGACCTGGCACCGCCTTCATGGCAGATGTACCGGTGATGGCCACCGAGCGCCTTGGCAGTAAGCCTTGCTGGCCGGTTCAGCCTAACCCTGATCTCCTGACTCGTCTGATTCAAAGATGACTTTTTTGTGGTTCATGTTGACATCTGCCGTCACCTTGTGAGTGTTAAGCCTATTCAGCTCATCATCATCAGCCAATAGCTTCAAGGCAGCTATGAGCATAGTGGCATTGTCAGAGTCTTCCAGCTTACGGATGATTTTAATCTTACGCCTTATGCCATTCTGCTCAAGCGCTCTTTTAATATCGTCATCTTTGTCAAATTCCCAGGTGTATAGCGTACCCCTAGCTGGCTTGATAAATGCAGCCACATCGCCAAAATTTGAGAGAGTGTAGGACTCAATGGCCTCAAGTATTTGCTTCTTTACGTCATCCCTATCGTATGCCATTTGTCAGTTTTTATCTGTTAGCGAAGTTACGCCATCCACCACGGTGTACTTGTAATCGTGCATGTAAAGTATTGCCGTGAGCTTTATCAGTTGCTCAGCATCCGTCTCTATC